CATCTACACTACATGAAAAATATGTATCAACAATGACACCAGAAGAGGTAGAAGTATTTGATGCATTACTTCTTGCAACAGCACAAGATGCACCAGTAAAAGAAAGATTTGCTAGTGCGTTAGATAAATTTAACAAGGTACGCAACAAACAAGAAGAAAAACAAGAAGAAACAGAAGAGAAGGAAGTTGCTACAAAAGTATCACCAAAAGGTGAAATGGACGTAGCAGGGCAGCCTTCTCCAACACCTGATGGTAATTTATTGTCACCAGAAAACGATGCTCCTCTAGGAGACGACAACGAATATTTTAAGTTTCTAGAAAAGCGTTATAGACAACAGACAACTATCAGAAGAAAACAACAATAATTTATAAAGGAGGTTATTGATTATGCCACAAGGAGCTATAAGCTACTTAAATGAAGAGGCTAGACTTGCGAAAATTAAAATTGATTCTGATATCAGATTTCAAGCTGGTAACATGATGCAGTTTAGAACACTGTCTAAGCCAATTCAATCATATGGTAAAAACAAAGGTTCTCAAGTTGAAATCGAAAAGTATCAAAAACTTGGTACTGCAACTGGTACAATTTCTGAACTACAGTCATTACCTATGCAAAAACCAAATGTTGGTTTTGTAGTCGCTACAGTAAACGAATATGGTAACGGTGTATCTTACACTAGAAAAGCACAAACACTCGCGGAATACTCTGTTGATGAAACATTGAAAAAAATATTAAGTATGAACGTTGCTGAATCTATGGATAAGATTGCTGGTACTGAATTCCAAAACGCTGACGTATTCTACACACCAACATCAGCAAGTGCAGGAACATTAGATAAAGATGGAACTGTAAGCACAGGTGCAGGCGCAAGTATTACATCTGCACACATAAGAGACCTTATCAGAAATCTTAAAACTGATAATGTACCAAAATATGATGGGAACAATTACTTAGGTGTGTTCTCACCATTTGCAATGGCAAAACTATTTGAAGATACTGCAAGCGGAAGCATTGTAGACTTACACAAATATGACCAACCAGAATCGTTAATTAATGGTGAAATTGGTCAATACTTTGGAATGAGAATGGTAGAAGAGAACAATGTTCTTTCTAACACAATCGGTGGGTCATCACACAATGGTGAAGCAATTATCTTAGGATTCGAGCCAGTAGTAGAGGTGCTTGCACAAGCAGAATCTACTATGATAGAATCTTGGGACTTTGGTAGATTCACAGGTGTTGCCTGGAACGCACTGACAGGGTTCAAAAAAGTTTGGACTAATTCAACTGACGGTGAATATCATTTAGTTAGAATTCATTCTAACGACTAGGAGGTAAATAAAAATGGCTTTTAATAGTAAAGTAAATGCTATGATAATTCCTGTATCAGCTGACCTTGACGGTTCAGTTGGTGATGATTTTACCTTCAAAGTGAATCATCCTATGGTTATCCATAGATTTGAATTTATCGTACAAACTGCAGTTGTAGCTACATCTACTGACCCAGTAGTATCATTAGATTTTACTGACACAGTAGGCAGTGTATCTAGAGCTGAGAAAGTAACATTGACAGTTCCAAATACTACAGCAGCTGGTGTTACAATAGAAGCGGATTTAACTCCGTTCTTTGTACAAGACACTGACATCTTACATTTCGAAAGAAAAGTACAAGGTGCTGGTGGCTCAACAGCTGGTGACGGATATTATCTTGTATATTACGAGTTAATTCCTGACGGTAATGGAGTTGCCTAAATGTGGTATAGAGTTCACTTAAACAGAGTGCACTTTAATCCATTGGACAAAGAGGGCAAGATTTGTAGAGTCTTGTCCTCTGGTCCTACATTTAATTGCATGACGGAATCAGATTTAGAATTAGAATTATTATATTTATTAGCAGAACCGAATTCAGAACTTATGCAATTTGTTAGGTCATGGACCGAACAAGATAACGCTTGGTATCAATTAGTATTTACCAAATTATCTAATGCAAGTAGAGCAGGATTTACTGGCAATAAAAAAGTATTTAGTTATATGGGATATACATTATGTCAAAGAATTAAAGACCATATAATATTTGAAACAAAGTATATGAACATAGGTAGTCTCAGTGATTATAACATAGGAGCAAACCGAGACGTAAGAGAAGAAGTTAGAAATACAAATAACTATAAAATACCTGGTGGAGAAAAAGTTAAAAAAGACTGGGTAGAAGCAAATGGTGGTAAATAATGCGTAGTGAATTAAATTACGATAGAAGTAACATACGAACTAAAGTAAAAAGTATTATTGGTAGAAATTTTAGTGGTATTGATACTGTTATAAATGATTTAGTTAATATAGCTGTAGAGCTATTCGGTAATACTATTCAATCAGTATATGATGAGTTTGTATATACACATACAATAACTAGTGGTGAAGTGACTGCAAAAACAGATGAGTACAATTTACCAAATAGAACTAAAGTTATATTAGATGCATACTACATAGATGTGTCTGGTAGTGAAGAAGTTTATTATCCATTACATATTAGGTCACCTATTGATTTTAATGAATCATCAACACAACAATTAGGTACTACATACGGCAGAGCTAGTTTTGATTATGGCACAGATACAATTAAGTTTGGACCTGGTTATCAATCATCACGTAGTACACGAGCTGACATGACAGGCATACCACAGTTAGCTTACAGAGTTAATAACGCTTTACATGTATATCCAAGACCAGGAAGTTCGGAACAAGATAATAAAATTAGACTTATGCTAGGATTATTTCCAGCAGATTTACAATCGGATAGTGATAAAAATAGTATTACAAAAAGCTATCCACAAGCATTAATAACATATACATCAGCATTATTCTGGGGATTACATTTGAATGATGCACAAAGAGCACAACAATATTTAACAACAGCACAGTTGTTATTATCAAGTTTTGCAAGACAAGACGAAATAAATAAATTAGTAAACGTAACGTTAAAGTTACCTAATTAGGAGGACACATGGCAAACGCAATATACCCAAAAGGCAAAGAAGCATTTTTATCTGGTGCTATCAATATGACATCAGATACAATTAAAATTGCTTTAGTAGATACAGGTACATACACCTACAGTGCATCACATGAACATTTTGATGATGTATCAGGAGTGTTAGGTACACCAGTAGCATTAGGAAGTAAAACTGTAACTGACGGAGTATTTGATGCAGCAGATGCTACATTTACTACACCATCAGCAGGTACAAGTATTGAAGCATTAATTATTTACAAAGACACAGGTACAGCATCTACAAGTGATTTGATTGCATATATTGATACTGCAACAGGTTTACCATTTACATCAAATGGTGCAGACGTAGATATAATTTTTGATTCTGGTAGTAACAAAATTTTTGCATTATGAGGAAATTTAAGAAAGTACCTAAAACAAAAGGTGGAGTGCCTAAAAAATATGTAGCAGGTACTAAAAATCCATCAGCTAGAGAAAAAGAAATAAAAAATACTCGTAAACTTTACAAAGAAGGTAAGTTAACTCCAGCTATGATGGACAAAATAAGTAAATCAAGAGCAAAAGATAGGAGGAAGAAAAAACGTGCCTAGTTATAAAGGAGTACCAGGAGCAAGTAGATATTCCAAAGCTACATTAGACAAAGTTTACAAACGTGGTTTAGGAGCTTATTATTCTTCAGGTTCTAGAAATGTACCAGCTCATGCGTGGGCTATGGGTAGAGTAAAAAGTTTTGTATCAGGTAAAGGTGGTGCAAGAAAAGCAGATAAAGATTTGTTAGGAGGTAAAAAGAAAGTTGCCAAAACTAACAAAAAGACAAGAAGCAGCACTCAAAAAGCATAGTGTACATCACACAAAATCAGTGTTAAAAAAGATGAGGAGACAAATGGAGCGAGGTATGAGTTTTACACAAGCACACAAAAATGCTCCTAAGAAAAAGAAATGAGAAAAGGTTTATATGCAAACATACATGCCAAGCGTAAGCGTGGTGAGAAGATGAGAAAGAAAGGTGCAAAGGGTGCACCAACAGCTAAACAGTTTGCTAGAGCCAAACAAACAGCGAGGAAAAAATGATAGCAGGAGCATCCATATCAACATCAGAATTAGAAGATAATGCAGTTACAACTGCTAAGATAACAGACGCTAACGTAACAGTAGCCAAGTTAACTACAGCATTAGATTTTACTGGTAATGATATAAAACTAGATAAGATTGTAGAGGACTCTACTATAGCAGCAACAGCTGCGACAGGTACGGTTAACTATGATATTAAGACCCAAAGTGTTTTATATTTTACAAGTAATGCATCAGGTAACTATACTCTTAATTTACGTGGAGACGGAAGTACAACTCTTAACTCTATGTTAAGTGACGGAGATGTTATTACAGTAGTGCATCTAGTTACCAACGGAGGTTCTGCATATTACAACAATGCAGTACAAGTAGATGGTAGTGGCGTTACACCAGAATGGCAAGGTGGTTCAGCACCTAGTAGTGGTAATGCTAACAGTGTAGATGCATACACATATTCTATATTTAAGACAGGAGACGCAGCGTTTACTGTGTTTGCAGCACAGACGCAATTTGCATAATGCCAATAATAGGTTCACTAGGTTCAGGAAGTGCAGGTGGCTTTGGTCAACGAGCAGCAGGTGGTATACCAGATGTAGTAGCTGGTAACCAATCCTTTACATCTAGTGGTACATTTACACTACAATCTGGTGTTCACTACAACAACCTTATATTCCGTGTATACGGAGCAGGTGGTGGGGGTGCAGGTGCTAGGTCTGCTGATTTTAAACAACAAACACTAAATGGTACTGCTGGTGGCAATGGTGGATTATCAAAAGTAGCAAAATCAGGCATAACTGACATCATAGGAAATGGGGGGAATGGTGCGCCAGCAAATACTGGAAACCCAAGTAGTGGTGGTTCTGGTGGTAGTGCAAGTGGTGGAGATACAAACACTACAGGTTCTTCAGGTTCTGGCGGTGGCAATGGAAATAATGGTTTAGGTGGAGCAGGTGGCGACCCAGGTGGTACAGGTGAAACTGGTTATAACTCATCACAAGGTGGTGGTGGTTCTGGTGGTGGTAGCTACACAGATGCTCAAGGTAGTCTAGTAACTAATGGGGCTTTGGGAAATGCTGGTGGCGGCGGTGGCGGCGGCGGCTTTGCTAAGAAAACTTTTTCTGACTTTGACGGAGATGGTGCTAGTTACACTATAACCATAGGTAGTGGTGGTGTTAGAGGTTATACGGATAATCCAAATGGACCTAGTTATAGAAATACTGAATCAGGTGAAGGTGGATTTGTCTATGTGGAGTGGAATTAATGAAAAGATATGCAGTAACTGAAAATGGTGTAATAACAAATATAGTATTAAGTGATGCTGAATCTGTGCCTAGTAACTATACAGATTTAACAACCAATGAGCCACATCATATTACAACAGACGAAACACAAGCAGCTTATGATTTGTTTAAGACAACAAATTATTTTCCTGGATTAACAGATAAAGAAATATTAAATAATATACCCTTTATAGCATATGATTCATCTATACCTATGGTATGGAACTATACTATATACAGAGCTGGAACATATATTGCACAAACAGATTATGTACTAGATGTAGATGCAGTATCTATAGCTTGTGTAACAGGAGATAACTCTGGCACAGCTC